GTGCTCCACACCCAAAAGACGCATCATGGTTACGGGCCCAACGCGTGCAGCTAAATAAGCTTGTGCGGCGTAAGCGGCATATGTTGGTCCTCCAAGGTTTCCATCTCTCCAGAGATCTCCTCCTTGAAAACCAGACACTGGATTTCCGAACGTTTTTACGAAATCTCCAAAAGATTCTACCCTCACAGGGCGCATGGCGGGACCCATTCTGGTCCGTCCAATAATCACCGGCCCAATCTGTGGGGCGGCGGGTGTTCTAAACGATTGATCGACCTCCTTGATAAAAATACCGGGGGAGACGAATTTATACTTCTTTACAGACATATTTGTTTAACTCCTTAAAACTAATAATTCTTCATTCAATGTGTATTGCACATATCGAGCCTTGTCGTATAATAAATAGTAGCCGTTTGGCTGAATCTCCATTTTACTCTTTATAAAATTGGTCCTTATATGCTCGGGGGTGTGGGTCTTCGAAAATAACTTGCTCTCGGGGTAACCGAATCTTAACAATATTCTCTCGAATGCCCTGTTCAGGACCTTCTTGATTAACGTCCTGCCCTATTAAGTAGGCAAGAACCCTTACATCGAACTTTGTTTCGAACAATCTTTCCTCTTCACCTAGGTCTGACACGTTATTGTTAGCGCCAAATTCGGTAGGCAGAAAAGCTTCATAGATGTGGCTATCGTACTCGATCTCAGCATGATTCCAGTTGCCAGTTTTCGTTATAAACGGCATTAAAATTTCATTTATATGCTGTTGGTACAGAGTCTTAATAGTGACAGAATAATTGATGTTTACATACACCGGCATTGGAACAGAGATCGATTCATAGACGATTTGTTTGTTTTCTACCGGAAAGAACTCTTGCGCTTTTGAGGCGTTAGTGCTTTTGAATTGTTCCACACCAAGATCACCGCCAGTTTTACGCATAGAATTGCTGGATGCGAAAAGTGCAGTTTTTTCATGATTAATGCGTCGGGCAACCATCCAACTGCCACCATTGGCTGTCTCTAGCGGAGCTAAAGTGGCCGTCAATTTGCCATGCTGGGAAGGATCTTTTGTGACGGAGGTTCTTTCAATCGAGATCACAGGAAGTTTGATCTTCCCGTCCTTATCTCGTAAGTCTTTATCGTTTTTAATTTGAAATGCTCGTTCTGCAGACTGCCAAATGACTGGTACTTTCTTGAAGGTCTCCCCGGTGGAGGTATACGCGTCGATCTTTTCGTCAATATAGCCAAAAAACGCACGGTCGACTGTTTCTAGCGTTGATGGCGCCATCATGAATTCAATCTCTTGTGGCTCTTTGTAATTCGTATCAAGATTTACTTCTCTTTTGACTCCTTTGGGAGTTATAAACTTAGCTGCCATCGAATGTGCCCTCTCTTGCGCGAATACACTTAGCAGAAATCTCAATTCTGTGGTCGATTTGTCCGAACAACTGTTTTGGTTCTGAAAGAGTCACGATCTCGTAATATATATCTCCATAGAGCAAGAAGTCTCCTTCGCGGACATACAAATCCTGATCTTCTGTTAATCTTCTTTTGTGAAAGTGGACAGTTATGCTCGATGTTTTATCAAGACCAACTGAGGGGTTGTATTCTGTCATGATCCCGTCGAATTCTACCAGAGCGTATACTCGGACTGGTGGCAAAAACGATTTTCTGAGCGCTTCGCCGTACAGATCATGAAATTGGGTGTGTTCTATGTCAATTGGATAATATACAACCGTCTGTCCGATGACTCGCTCTATTAATTCATCGTTAACTTGCTTTACTAGGTCTCTTTCTTTCTTACCAGTAAAAAGCGGCGGTGGTGGAGCTTCTGGTTGTTCCCATTTGTTGTCATTATCAGCCATTCAATTACCCCACAAATATTTTCATTGGAACAGTGGCATTTACCCTACCAGCAGCCTCCGAGATTTTGGCATCATCTTCCATAAGAGCAGTATAAGTCATCTGGTCAAGCAATTGTTTTAACTCGTCTCTTAGTTTTTGTTGTTCTTGCGAAGCTTCAGATGCCAGAGTTGTTGCGTTCAAGGTTACTGTTTCGCCGGGTATCGGAACGGTCTGAAACTTACCACGAATTTGAGATAAAGTCTCTTTAGACAGAGCTAGCGCAAATCGACGGATCCATTGCTTACCAATCGCATTAATGTTTGCATAAGGAATGTTATCAAAAGGCACAGTGTTCAGATTGTTGACTCCCTCAATGCCTGTCTTTCTGTCAGAATATTCTTCAAATACATCTTTTTTGACAGTAAATGCAACCCACATTTTACTGGGGCCAAAGTCTGTCGTAGGTACAGGGTACAACCTTAATTTATTGTTAATAATTTCATATGAATAATGCGAGGTTCTAGTATAGATGGAGTCTTCGTACTGGACTGCTTGCATTTTGTTTTGCCAAGTCGGGATGATCTCAAAAGTAGAGTCATCTGCAAATTGGCCGTAAGTGTTCATGTTGCCAACTACGCTAACACCACCGTAATACCCATAAAATCTCCACATCGCTCTGGGTGAGGTGTAGTAGATGCGTCGAACTTGAACTTTGTTGTCTCCAATCAGTCCATTGAACGCTGAATCCGAATCATCGGCCGATTCTGACAGTAGGGTCTGTAAATCGTAATCTTGTTGGCCGTCTGTAAGCTGGAAACTCGCTGAATACTCAGTTAGAATCCCTCCAATGCCAGCCTCTGTTGAGGCAGCATCGGCGATTCTCTTGGAATATGCATATTCGAATCTTGGAAACTTTAAATTTGCGCCGGTTGGACCAGATTTGAGATTTCCGTCATGATCAAAAGTACCAGTTGTCGCACCCAAGACATCAGACAATACATTTCTAGCCTGATGGGTATTAATTATATACGAATACTCTAATACTGCCTCTTCATAGTTAGCGTAGACGTTGGCAGCTTTAAGTTCAATATCTAATATGTCGCCACCAAGTTTTTTGTACGTGTAAGCCACTTGATCCACGGCGCCGGAAATAAAGTCGGATTCTGACGAATATATTCCAAACGGTAGAACAGCAGCAACATCGCCTAAAGTACCCGTTGCGGGAAGCCTAGAAGCGCTGGTGTTACTGGTAGGCGTAAGAGTAGGTATAGCCATGCATAGTTCCTCCTAAGCATAAGTAGTCGGGAAATATAGAAACCGGCTTGTTTTACTCAGCTTCAGTAGAATCAGTAAGCTTTGCAGTTGTGCGGCGAGTGCGAGTTGTCGTAGACTTAGCAGTAGTCGCTTTAGTCGTGCGCGTTGTCGTCTTTCTAGCCTTCGGTCTTGCTGTCGTTTTCTTTGTCGTAGTAGTAGTGGTCGTAGGTGACTCAAGGGTCGGAGTCTCAGTCGTCTCTACAGGGGTTGCTTCCACAGTTTCAGTAACAGTTTCCTGCGTCGGGGGCGCTACAGTTTCCGTCGCTTGTGCTTCTGCTAATTGTGCTGCAGCCACAGAATTTTCTGTAGTAGCTGTGCTTGTATTAGAGTTTCTACCTTTGATGGCGCGGTATTTCGCCTTAAATTTTTGAGGTGCAGACAATGCTCTTCTTTTCTTACCCATAATGGTCTCCTTTTAGAATTGGTCCTTTTATAAATAGTAAACTTTTGTAGAAAAACTAAAAATCTCAAAAAATTGGCGGCGGTAATTTTTGAATGAGTAAGGTTTCAAATAAAAACCCCCCAACCCGAATGGGAAGGGGGGAAAGTTTAAAACTTATTTTTTTATCTAACCCAATTTTAGCTAACTCCAGCAGAGAACGGGGTAGCTTCAGTACCAGAACTGGTTGTTTGGCCTGAGATCACCCATTGGTTAGAGGCAATATCAATTACTTCAATCCAGTCACCGATAGCGACACCACCAGTGGTGGTGCCATCAAATGTAACAGTATCTGACGCGGCAACGGTTACCCAAGGCTGAGCCAAATCAGGTGTGTCGCCCGTAGACGCAGTGACGATTTGACCGTCGATAGTATCTGTTGAATCAGCAACTTGAATTTTATATCCATCCGTCATTGCGTTAACTGTGCCCACCACAATTCTGTAGTATCGACCGCTTCCAGTCGCAGCCGGCAAAGTTACCGTAACTGCTGTGCTGCCGGCGTCGGCGGCGTTCAAGA